ACCAGTCAGTGGATTCTAGAACTTTGTGTTTGAATTGTTCTCTTGCCTCGATGTAGCTGCATTCTGATTTGTTTTTGCAGTAAAATAGTATTTCTCTGGTGAAGTTATCTTTGCCTAGTGCCTGTATGTCTGCTGTTAGCGCATCGCTAGAACCATAATAGTCCTTCCAGTCGCTTTCGATCTTGCCTCTAATTTTCTTTTTCTTCTTCTTGCCGTTTTTAAGTGTGATTGTTTTGTATGTTGTTTTAGCGAATTTTGCTAGTTTTTTGCCTATATACTTGCGTCCAGAGACGACATTGGTAATAAGATATACGAATCCGATATATTCTTCTGATACTTCTTCAACGATTTTTTTCTTATACAACCATGTCATCCCTTATGTATCTTAGGAGGCCTGCCTACCATGCCTTTTCTGGCTTGTTTGCGTACTTCTCTCTTTGTTTGTATTTCTACTCTTCGTATGCTGGCTTGATCTCTAATTTCTGATAGTGCGTTTCTTGCTTTGATGCCTGCTTCGTCTGAATTTTTGTATTCAAACCGATCCTGCCATTTAAAATATTCCTGGAAGGCCTGAATCATTTTATCGTGTGCTTCTGTAGTCAAGCAACAATCTCCACATCGTTGCTGTAGCTTGTAAATCCGTTCTCCTTGATAACTTTGAGCACGTGATTAACACGGCTGGTTAGATCGTCTCTATGTGAAATTAGGAAAACATTCTTGTTGCGTTCACGTGTCATCTTCTTGAGCACAGCAATGCTTGATTCAACACCGCTGGCATCCATACCTGAATCTACCAGTTCGTCAATGAATAATAGGTTAATGGCCTGATATAGATTTTCCCACACATCACGAAATGCCCAACTCAAACTTAATATAAGTCTATTACGTTCACCCCTACTGAGATTGTCAAAGTCTAGATCCTGCCCCAACTGTGTAATGATCACGGTAAGATCGTTTTGAAACTCCACAGTGTGCGGAAGGCCAATCTTATCTAGATAATAAGTCAATCGTTGATTGAGATAGGCCAAGTTCTGATCAATTATGCGTTTACGAATAAAGCTGTCTTTGTTGGTCAGTAGCTTGTGCAAAAACTCTTGATGATCTTTGATTCTGATTATTTTATTAAGATTGTCATAGTCAATGACCTGTAATGCAGTGTGTTTTAATTCTTCAATCTGTTCAAGATAAGGATTGGTTTCCCCTGCTTTGATCTCTATATCACGTTCAAGTCCACTGAGTGTGTTTTTGTGATTCAATGCCTGTTCTAGATTGTCGTAGATCACAGCGGGAATTTCACCTAGTTCACCTAATGCTTTAACAGCGTCGGTATGTTCCAACCATTGAGTATTAGTTGCCAATGCCTGCAAGGCAGTTTCTTGCAGATCTTTGCGTTTCTTTTCTAACAACGCCACCTGTTTGTCGTCGTGAAAGCCTTGTCCACAGCTATGACAGGTATGATTTTCTAAACTAGCAATATCTGCTTTAAGTTTATCCATCTCCTTAATTTCTCTAGCTTCGTCTAGCTCACATCGTTTAATCCAACCGGTGAGATCGTTGATGGCCTTGCGTTTTGTGTTATAAGTATCTAAAGATCTATGTGCCGCAATTTCTTGATCAATGTCTATGTCTAGGAGTTGTTCGATGGCTCTGGCAAGATTAGTGATGCTGGTCTCGTTCTGCTCTTCCCACATCTTTTGTTTCCGCTCCAGTGATTCTATGCTTTGTTGTATGCGGTCGTTGGATATTTTTATAGTTTCGATCTTGGTATTTTCTGTAACTATAGAATCCTTGCTGATCTTGATCAATTCTTTAAGAGCTTCGGCTTTTTCACTCAACAAGGTAATACCCAATAACTGTTCAATGATGGCTCGTTGATCAGCAGCTTTCATTGATAAAAACGGTTCTGTGTAGGTGTTCAATGCCACAAGATGTTTGAACATGTCATGAGTCATACCAAACACATCTTCTATAGCTTTTTGTGTTTCTCTGCTGTCACCTTGACTTTCGTCTTGATCTAGATTTTCTTGTTCTCGTCCATTGACAGTAAACTTTAAAACGTTGGGCTTACGACCACGTTCAATATGATAGTCCACTCCGTCTTTTTCAAAACTCATGGTAACCAACATGCCTTTGTTGTTGATTTTGTTTACAAGATTATCTTTCTTGATGTTGGTTAATGCATTGCCATAGATAGCATAACTCAGGCCATTGATAATGGTGGTTTTGCCTGTGCCGTTTCTGGCACCCGAGTCGTCTCCGCCTAGGTCCATGTTTTCACCTAAGACTAGTGTGAGCTGTCCGCGATCGAAGTCGATGGCCTGGGTCTGTGCGCCCACGCTCATGAAATTACGAACGGTGAGATTCTGTATCTTAATCATAGGTCGTTATATATCTCCAACAGCAGACTCTTTTCAAAGGTATCGCTGTCAATGGCGTTTATCTGATTCATCACAATGGTGTCTACACTTTCAAAGTTGATATCAATCGGAGTTGAGTTAGCATCAACTTCAACTTTTTCCGGAATTAACATGAGTTCTCGCAGTTTGTACTGCGGCATAAATGTTTCTTTGATGAAATTGGCTTCTTCAAAACTGAGAGGCAAATCAATAGTCACACGACAGTGCATACGTTCTCGTAGCAATTGATCTGGTTTGTCAATGATCTGACTCAGTTTATATGTTCTAAAGGTAGGCTGACTAGGCCAAGACTTAAACTCAGGCTCTCCACCCCACTCTAGCATCATCATACCACGATCGTCATCGCCTGCATCGGCATAGTTGTGAGGAAACGCATTACCGATATAATGTATGTTTCTACTGTGTTGACGTTTGTGAAAGTGTCCTGTAAACACATATTCCTGATTTACAAAATGCCCAGACTGAATTGTGCCATGATCTGGCATCTGTATCATGGCATTCATATAAAAGCTAGGCAGTTCCAAATGTCCAAACATATATCTGCTTTTGATGTTAGGAATGTCCCGCCACTCATCGGCAACCAGCCAAGGCATAATAGTAACATCGCCTAGGGTTAGCGTTTCTCTAATCGGAATAATATTAGGAAACAGGCGCATAAACTCTACGGAGTTAATCTCACGTTTGTCTTTGTAGAACAGATCGTGATTGCCTAAGATGAAATAGACTTTCTCAAATGATTGACTCAACTTCTCTAAGTTGCTGACAGTATAATTCATAGTACTAACATCTGTAGTACTACGATTGTGGTGCCAGTCACCTAGAAAGATAGCAGTTTCACAACCCTGTGCTTGAGCAGTATCACAAAACCAAGAAACAAAATCTTCGCAATCTTGATTGTGTGTGCGACTACCACCTTTTAGGCCAAAATGTATGTCAGTAAAACAAGCTACTTTTTTAAATAGGTTCATAGAATCTCCTTAGTTATTGTAACACATCTACAACAACTAGGTCAATCCCAATCACTGCCATCCACTGAACTGGTACTAACAGCCCCACTGACTCCGTTTCCACTATTCTGTCGAGTCCAGCTTGGATTCATTCCATTCATTTCTAGAATATCATCTCGAATATTTTGATTGCGTTTTTCAATATTAATGATTCTAACAAATGAGTTAGTAACAGCCGCAGTGTAGTAGGCAAAAGGATTGTCTGATTTTGATTCATCAAACTGTAAGCCAATCTGCGTTAGCTGTAAGATGGCCTGCCCACGCATTTCGTCGTTGTAAGTATATCCTCTAACATTGCCACGAGTGGCATATCTTTCACATAGTTTTATAAACATACGAGCTAGATTGTTAGTCATTCGTCCGTGTTCTTTGTTGAACTCGCCATCGAGTAATCCACCTTTCCAATGGCTTTTTCCTACACAGATTAAATTGTCGTTGTCATCAAATTTCCAGTGCTGAAAAGGAGGAAAGTTAACTTTGTCGTGACTGTCAGCAGTATTCTTTAGAGTCTTTTTGCGCCCCGGCGCCAGCGGAATATGATCAAAAGTCATCACGCGAAATACTAAATCTTGCTTTTGCACCTTGCGATAGTCTACTTCAAATTCTTTAATGGATATTTTTTTACCCCCGGCAATTACTGCCGCCTCGTGAGCCTGTTTGGCCATTTTTACAGCTCTGTTTCTTTTGGCTTCTGCTACAGTTCTCACATTGATTTTTGCAAGATTAACAACAATAAGATCGTATTCGCTGTATTCGGGCAGAGTAAAACTACAATAGGTATTTTTACTAAGATGTATTTCTCGGAGCAAATCCTTGTTGGTAAGGTATTTGATCTTGGGTGGCTGGGCAATGATAGTCATTAAGTGTTATTCCTTTTAGTAATATAATAGCACATTTTACAAAGAATAAATAGACAAAACGGATATTAATTATGTCATTGTCTATAAACCCTATTAAAAATCTAGCATCAAGCATCGGCAGTAGTCTTGGTAATCTAGCCAATGCTGCAAATCAGTCTGCTGGCAATTTCAGTATGCCTAGTGTAAATTTTGACAAACAAAATCTAGATGCCACTGTCAATAGACTAAGTGGTGGTTTTGGCAGCAGCTTGAATGGTATCACTGGCAAATTAAATTCATCTAGTGTTAGTAATTTATCCGGAACTGTGCAAAATTTTGCACAAAATGGTTTGACATCACTGTCAGGAGTTGCAGGTAGTTTTGCCACAGCTGGTCGAGGTGTTATTGAGAACATCGCATCAGGCGGTAGTGTTGCTGGATTAGCCACTGGATTATTGAACGGTGCAGGACAACAAACTGCTGCCGCATTGGCAAGTATAGGACTTGATTTGATCAGTGCCGCTAGAGCAAAAAATATTCCCAGTACAGCCACTCTAGCACTAGGCGAAGAAGCTTCAGTGGTGCAAGTATATCCCGGTAAGGAAGGTGATTGGCGTATAAAAATTTATTCAGTATTTGGAGAAATAGTTTTTCCAACAACACCAACATTTAGTCTATCAAACAAAGCAAACTACAACAATCAAGAGTTAGTCCACGCAAATTTTCCACACCCTGTTTATAAAAACAGCACTTCGGACGATATTTCAATCAGCGGAGAGTTTCCAGTTGAAACCGAAGAAGACGCTGCTAATTGGTTGCGTACCATTGCTCTAGGTCGTGGCCTTACCAAAATGTTTTATGGCAAAAGTTCTTTTCAAGGAAATCCTCCTCCTATTTGTACCTTGTCGGGATATGGTGCAGTTTTAAAAGATATTCCCGTAGTAATAAAATCTTTTCAGGTTGATTTCAAAGATGATGTTCACTATATACTTGCAGCTGGTTCATCTGTACCTAGATTAAGCACCATACAAATTACCTGCCAACCTGTATACAGTAAAAGTTCTCAAAGAGGATTTGATTTCCAATCGTATGCCAAAAACGGCGGCAACATTCCTTTCTAATATATGGCAATTTATAAAAAAACTAGTCCCTGGTATATTACCAAACAAAATACACTTTACTTGGAATTATTGACTCTAAGAACAATTCCAACTTCCGATGATGATTTCAAATATGTCATTGAAAATCAATACAGACACCGCCCAGATCTATTGGCATTTGATCTTTATCAGGATGCAAAATTATGGTGGGTGTTTGCACAAAGAAACAGATCAATACTAAAAGATCCCATCTACGATTTTTCTCCCGGAACTACAATTTTTTGTCCAGCTAGAGCCAATATTGATGCTGCCTTGTCAACCACTGCTGGAAATTAATTATGGCGTTACCTAATATCTTAGAACAATTTACCTCATACAATTGTTTGTTTACATTTTCTTGTGCTAGTCCAGCACAGCTAAATTCTCAATCTTATCGCAGCGGCCCATTACCTAATGTCATTGTATCAAGTGGAGGTCGAGACGGTGCTGCAAGAGTACAAACAGCCTACGGTGCTCCTGAATATTACATTGACAATGTTTCAATAACAAATTTTGTAGTGCCTACTAAAGGCACAGGGTCGGGACCTTGGTCAAAACTTGAATTTGAACTATTTGAACCTTATAGTATGGGACTATTTCTTCAAAGCTGTCAGGCGGCCGCAATAAATTCGGGATACAAAAGCTATCTTGAGAATGCCGCCTATGTATTGAGACTGGAATTTCAAGGTTGGACAGGCCCCAGTTCCACTATGACTGTGGGTCCGTTTAATTGGTTGGTAAAATTAATGAATGCAAATTTTACAGTCAATGAAGCTGGCAGTACCTACAAGATAGAATGCTTCCCCTATAATCATGTGGCACTATCGGAGCAGATGAACAAGGTTTTCAACGACGTAAAACTTGTAGGCAAAAACAGTAACGAAGTACTAGTTGATCATCCTGAATATAGTTTGGTATCCTTTTTAAATAAACGCGAAAATCAACTAGTAAAAGATAAGAAAAAAACCTATGAGGACAAATACAATATTGTATTTGTAGGAGATAATCCCTATGGCCGCGGCCCCGGCAATGATCTAGAGTTTACACCAGAAAGCCAAGGCGGAACTGAAAAACCCAAACGTGCAGGAGACATCTACGATGAAGCCAGCGGAAAAATCATTAGAGGAAAAATGTCTATCAATCCCAAAGAAAAGTCTCTGCAATTTAGTCAAGATACCAGTATCACAAACATCATTGATCAGGTTGTTCTCAGCACCAAAGAAGCTAGAGATCGAGTAACCAAGGAAGACCTAATTGATGATCAAGGCCGTGTAACTTGGTGGAAAACTGATGTTGATGTTAAACTTTTTGAGAAGCAATTTGATCCTAAACTTAAGGATTATGCTAAAGATATTACTTTTAGAGTGCAGCCTTATAAAATACATCACAGTGCTTACCTATCGCCAGAAGGCACAAGTAAAGGAATAGCAGGCTGCAAAAAAGCCGCACAAAAAGAATACAACTACATATACACTGGTCTAAACACAGATATCATTAAATTCAACATTGACATTAAAAATATGTTGTTCACAGCCATAGATCCCAACAAGGTTGAAGACTCTGGCGGAGTTGCTAGTGATTCTACAGGTCGATCAGTAACCGGCCCCAAGATGTCCAGCAAACAAGCCGAAGGAGCCGCAGCTCCGTCAGTGGGAGGAAATGCTGCTCCTGCAAAATTTGATATGGTCACGGGAAATCTTCCGTTTAAAGGTGGATCGGGTCAAACCAGTACCGAACAAAAAATTGCCAATGAATTTTATATGGCCTATCTAAATAGTGTGGGAAATCAAGTTAATTTAGATTTAGAAATTTTAGGTGATCCTTATTTCCTTCCTGAAGTTGGATACAGTAATTTTCATAGTGATAGTGATGATCAAGTAACTGAAAATGGAACCATGAATCACGAAGCCACTGATATTTGGGTGGTGGTAAATTTTAGAACTCCCGCAGATCCAGATGCCGGAGCCGCAGCAGCAAATTTTCCCGGCGGCTATTATTTTCCCGAAGGTCAAAGTCCCAGTCCGTTTAGCGGATTGTTTAAGGTTACAAAAGCAGAAGCTAGATTTAAAGGAAATTTATTCACACAGGTAATATCAGGTTTTAGAATTCCTGCTCAAGATCAAGGTGGTAGTGGTGGCGGTGTTTTTCCAACAACGACAGATAAACCGGAACCAGATAGCGGAACGTACATAAACAATCCTGGAAGCGCAATATGATTGAAAAAAGAGAAGACCAACGAGAAAATTCACAGGGTAGTCTTACCGGTGCTCCTTATTTGGCCAAAATAATAGGTCATGCAGATTTGTTGTTTCAAGGCGGGCTCGAAGTTGTGCTTATTAGAGATTCTGGAAATCAAGTAGGTAATGAAAGCCAAACCTATTTTGTAAAATATGCCAGCCCGTTTTATGGATGCACACCTTTTGAGTTTACTGGACAAAATGTCACAGCAGATGATGCCCAGATGAGCTATGGATTCTGGGGCGTTCCTCCTGACACTGGTGTAACTGGCATTGTGCTTTTCATAGACGGAAAACCAGATCAGGGATATTGGGTGGCAAATGTTCAAGATAAATTTCAAAATCACATGGTCCCTGCTATTGGCGGAACTACTGTATATAAAACAGATGAAGACTACAAGCAAGCAGAACATCCGTTGCCGGTAGTTGAACACAATAGAAAAGCCAATGAAGGTGACAAGAATTTAGAAATTGATAAAATACCTAGAGCTGTACATCCTATCGCTAGACGATTTAAAATCCAAGGACTAACTAGAGATGAAGTAAGAGGCACTACTACTTCTACATCAAGACGAGATGTGCCAAACATGGTGTTCGGAATGAGCAGTCCTGGGCCTGTAGATAGAAACGGCAAGAAAAAGTTTTTGGGAAATAGAGAAAGTCCTACGCCAGTTCCGGTCCCAGTTCAAAGACTTGGCGGAACACATTTTGTCATGGATGACGGCGATGATAGATACTATAGAGAAACAAAACCTACTGACGGATCTCCTACCTATGTAAAAAATCCCGAAGGACTAAAAGATATTCCCTACAACGAACATTTTAGAATTAGGACTAGAACAGGACATCAACTGTTATTCCATAATAGTGAAGATTTGATTTATATCGGAAACAGTAGAGGCACAGCCTGGATTGAATTTACCAGCGACGGTAAAATTGACATCTATGCTGAGGACAGTATTAATATTAGAACCAAACAAGATTTTAATTTTGTTGCCGATCGTGATATTAATATGGAAGCAGGCCGTAATTTTAATATCAAAGTAAACGGAGAAATGCATACCCATGTGATAAAAGATCACATTTTAATTGTAGATGCTAATCAAAAAATACACATTAAAATGGATGTTGATAAAACTTACGATAAAACTTATAAGCATAATGTAAAAGAAAATGTAGATAAAGTTTATCAACAAAATTTTACGCATACAGTTTATAATTCAGTTAATGAAAATTTTGCAAGTCAAGGCGGAACAGTTAAAAATTCTAATGGTGGAAATACGGATGTTACTATTAATGGAAATATAAAAATATCTCACAATGGAAGTTTAGATCATACAGTTACAGGCGACAGAAAAGTAACAACCGGCGGAACCCTTCACATAAATTCGTCAGGACAACATATAGAAACTGCTTCTCAGATTCACATGAACGGACCAACAGCTGCCGCAGCTGCCGCAGCTGCCGCACCCGGAAGTGCAGCTCAAGCAGTGTTACCAAAAATATTAAAGACACATAGCCTTCCGGATCTTCCTGCACCTAACGAAGACGATGTGGATAAAAAAGTTATAGTGAGAAGAATGCCCACAGCTGAACCGTACCCCTTCCACGAAAATCTAGATGCTACAAAAGTCAAACCAAGTCTAACAGATCGAGACGTAGATGGCCGCTACGAGGGAGAAAGTTCTAGTATGAGAACTCCACCAGTTGATTGGCGCAAATATAAAAAACCAAGCGATACTCCGTTCTAAGGAAATAAATTATGGCAAAAATATACACTAACAAAGTCATTGCAAAAAACAAAGCCAGCATAGGAAATGCAAATTCTGGCAACTTTCGATACAAGGGATTTAGTTCTAAAGAATTCAAACGAAACTACAAGTTATACGATGCAGAATTGATCAAACAAGATCTTATCAACCATTTCTATATTAGAAAAGGTGAAAAACTAGAAAACCCCAAATTTGGAACAATTATCTGGGATACACTATTTGAGAATTTCACCCCAGAAATAAAATCGGCAATTGCCAAAGATGTTGAAGAAATTATTAATTTTGATAAACGTGTAAAAGTAAACTCAGTGTCCATAGACAGTACTCAACAAGGTATACGTATAGAAGCAGAAATAGTAATCCTTCCATTTGATATAACCGAGACACTACGTTTGAATTTTGATAGAGATAACACAATAACATAAAATGCGCATTTTATTTTTACGATAAATATCAGTATAGGGAAAGAAAATGACAACTACGTCTCGACAGAATAATTTAATTTTAAACCAGGACTGGAAAAGAATTTATCAGACCTTTAAAAATGCTGACTTTAAAAGCTATGATTTTGAAAATCTGCGTAGAGTTATTATTACCTATCTCCGTGAAAATTATCCAGAA